AATGTGGTTGTTCAACAATGCGAGAGATTTTGCGTAAGGATTTAAAATGGAAAGGTGCAGATAAAGGAGACTTTGAATATTTTGGCATTGTACGGAATCCAATAGATAGATGGGTTTCTGGTATAATAACTTATTTTGGTTCTCATCTCCGCAACATGAACTTCAATGAGGTGGTTAAAAAAGCGTGGCATGACAAACACACTTGCCCACAATCGCTATACTTAGAAGAGTATAAAGACGCCGCACTCTTTGATCTAAAAAATATAAAGAAGTTATGGATATGGCTGACTGATAGAGGGATAAGTCATTCTTTCACTACTCATAAAAACCCAGTTAATGTAGAGCTTAAAAAATATATTCAGACAATGCTCACGAAAGATCATATTAACTACCTCTTAAATTTTTATAGAGATGATATTATGTTACAGGCAAAGGCGAGGTAACTTGTGGTGTGTATTAATCTATTTTAGATGTAATAAATAAAAATTCTTATAAATATGTAGAAAGGAATTGATATGGCTGTACCTTCTACAAAAGCTACTTTAAAATCATATTGTCAAAGAGCTCTTGGATATGGAGTTATTGATATTAATGTGTCTGATGATCAAATAGATGATCGTATAGACGAAGCACTTCAGTATTTTGCACAATATCATTATGATGGTATTGAGAGAATGTATCTTAAACATCTTATTACTGAAGCAGAAGTTACTAGAGCAAGATCAGATGCATCATCTTCTGTAACAGATACAGCAGATAGTTCTGTTAGTGCAACATGGAAAGAAGGCACAAATTATATTCCTGTTCCTTCAGCTGTTCTTTCTGTTGTTAATGTATTTCCATTTTCTGATACTGGTACAACTGGTAATATGTTTGATATTCGTTATCAATTAAGATTAAATGATCTATTTGATTTTTCATCTACATCAATAATTCATTATGATATGACCATGCAGCATATTGATCTTTTAGAATCAATATTAGTAGGTGAAATTCCTTTTAGGTTTAATGAACATCAAAATCGTCTTTATCTTGATATGGATTGGGAAAATGATGTTACTGGTGGTGTTGATTATCTTATTGTAGAATGCTGGAGAAAACTTGATCCTACTACATACACAGATATATACGATGATATGTTCCTTAAAAGATATACAACAGCATTGATAAAAAGACAATGGGGTGCAAATCTTAGTAAGTTTAAAGGTGTGACAATATTGGGTGGTGTTGAAATGGATGGGGAAACACTTTATTCTCAGGCAATAGAAGAACAAACAAAATTAGAGGAACAGATTCAACTAGCATTTGAAATACCTCCCATGCATATGGTAGGATAAACTATGGCTGTCAATACATTTTTTCATACCAGTAATACTGCAACAATAGCTACTGAAAAAACATTATATTCAGATTTAATTGCAGAAGCAATTCAAATTTATGGACATGATGTTTATTATCTTGATCGTACTCTTGTTGCAGAAGATACTGTTTTAGGTGAAGATTCTCTTTCTAAATTTAATACTCAAGCAAAAATTGAAATGTATATTGAGGATGGTGCCGGTGGATATGCTGGTGAACGAGAGATGATGTCGCAATTTGGTTTACAGAATTTAAGTGAAGTTACATTTGTTGTTAATAAATTACGTTTTCAAGAAATTACAAAACAGATACAAATAGAGGATGGAACTGATACTTCTTCTTCTGGTTCAATATTATTAGAATCAGGAGCTATTGATACCACTGCACAACCAACAGCAAAATTTGAAGATCAATCTACATATTATATTCTTAATGAAACAGCTGCAACAGATGAAGATAGACCTTTAGAGGGTGATGCTATATGGCATCCTGTTCTTGAAAAATTATTTCAAATAAATTTTGTAGATCATGATGATCCTTTTCATCAATTAGATAACAATCCAATATATAAATTACATTGCCGACTGTTCGATTATAGTTCTGAAGCTCTTGATACTGGTATCACTGCAATTGATGCAATCGAAGATGCTGTTGATGCAGATGCTTTAATATATCAATTTACATTGGAACAATCTTCTGCTGTAAACGAAGAAATAAGATTGGAATGGGGAATACCAGCTGCTGGTTTAGCTTTGTTAGATGGAACGGATATAGATTTTGAGAGAATAGTTTTAACTGGAACTGATCTACATTATAAACGAATACTTCTTAGTGGAACAGATTCAAGTTCAACTAATGCTGGAAGCTTTATTCAACTAGAAGGTGCTGTTTCACCAGCTGGTGATAATTCTGATGGTGTTCTTTTGAATGAAGATATATCTGAAATTGCAACACAAAATACTGGAAGTAATATTAAACTTGAATCTGGTATTAGTAATGGTGGTACTCTTCTAAATGAAGATTCAACAACTAGCACTTCAAATGCTGGAGATAACTTCATTGGTGAGAATGATTCAACCTCTGTAGGTGAGAAGATAATACTTGAAAATGGTTCTTACCTTATAAATGAAGACTATATAGTAGGGGATGCTGACACAGATAAAACAGTACAAAATGAATTATTTGATACATTAGATGATGATGTTTTAGACTTTAGTGAATCAAATCCTTTCGGTGATGTTAGTTAAAAATGATTAGGGAGAATATACAATGTTAGGGCAGCAGTTCTATCACGAAACAATACGAAAGGTTATTGTTGCATTTGGAACAATGTTTAATAATATTCATCTTGTTCGTAAAAATAATAGTGGCGATATTGTGCAAACAATGAAAGTTCCTCTTGCATATGGCCCAAGAGAAAAATTTCTTGTTAGATTGCGAGAAGATGCAGATTTAACAAAACAAGTTGCTATTACCTTACCACGTATAGGATTTGAAATTAATAATCTTACTTACGATCCAGCAAGAAAAATGTCTCGTATACAAAGATTTAAAAAGGTAAAGTCAACAACAACTAAACAATTAGATACACAATATATGCCAGTTCCATATAATCTTGATGTTGAATTATATATTATGGCAAAAAATTCAGATGATGCTCTTCAGATTGTAGAACAGATACTACCATATTTTCAACCAGACTATACTATTACTATTAATGATATGGTTGATATGGGAATAAAAAGAGATGTTCCAGTAGTTTTGAATAGTATAAATTATGAAGATAATTATGAAGGAGATTTTACTTCTCGTAGAGCTATAATATACACACTTTCATTTAGCGCAAAATTTTATCTATACGGTCCAGTAACTTCTAGTAAAGTTATTAAAACTGCTCAGATAGATCAGTATGCAGATTTACAAGATGCTTCACCAAAAAGAGAGCAGAGATATAAAGTTACTCCTGATCCATCTACTGCTGATGCAGATGATGATTTTGGATTTAGTGAAACAACATCATTCTTCCAAGATTCAAAAGATTATAATCTAGAAACTGGAGAAGATGAATCTGATACTTCTAATGCGAATCCATCAGCATGATAAAAAAACTTAATGAAGTTTTAGATATAGATGAAGACTATACTCCTAAAATTAAAAGTCCCAATAATTTTATTAGAAATCAAATTGTCTCTGTAGATAAAGAACAAGATATAGAGAGTGACTATGAGTATCAAAGACAAAACTTCTACAATTTGGTCGAAAGAGGAAATGACGCTATTGAAGGAATTCTTGAATTGGCTAAGGAGTCTGAACACCCAAGAACTTATGAAGTTGCGGGAAACCTCATCAAACAAGTTGCAGAGGTTACAGAAAAGCTTGGAGATTTACAAGAAAAAATGAAGAAACTCAAAGAGGTTCCTGATCATGCACCAAAGAATGTTACTAATGCATTATTTGTGGGAAGTACAGCTGAACTTCAGAAAATGATAAAGGGTAATTAATGTCTGGAGAATCAGTTTATCTTGGTAATCCTAATCTAAAGAAAGCTAATGTTACTCAAGAATGGACAAAGAAAGAAATTGAGGAATATGCAAAATGTATGAAAGATCCTATCTATTTTATACAAGAGTATATTAGAATTGTTTCCCTTGATGAAGGCCTCATCCCTTTTAAATTATATGATTTTCAGAAGGAG